CCCTTCTCCATTGCGAAGTGCTGTTTGCTCGCCTGTCCTGCTTGACCAGCCGCATCCAATATACCCTGCGCTACCGGTCCCGCGAGCGCATTAGTCCAAACCTCGGCACTGTCATCACCTTGGTGCCGCCCCACTAGTCTCCGCCATCTTACCTCTTCTTCTATCAGCCTACTCACAGCTCGACCAGCACACACATTGAAAGTGCTATTGAATAACATTGTGTGCGCCCATCCGGTTTGCAAGCCGTACTCCCAACGGAATCGCGTACCGTCCTTATCAATCACACCTACGTTCAACAAACAATCGTGTATGTAACTCAAATCTTTCTCCAACAATTCATGGCCTCCATGAGCACGCGCTCCATCCCTTGCTGCAGAGTAAAACATACGCATCACCCGATGTTCGTGGCATTCGTTGTAGTTCCTGTAGTCCCTATTGGCTACGTACCCAAGCTTACCCATGCCATCCAAATATCGCATGTCCTTCTCTTTATGTGCCTCACCCCACATGAGAGGGCAATCCGTCAATGAACCAAGGAATGAGCTCTCTGCATAAGCGCTCACCCTAGCTGATGCCAGATACAGGCCCAAAGGTCCAGGTATCAAGTTACGAAGCTTAGCCAACTCCATCTTCCAAATCCAACCCGAATACGCTTGCCGCTGCGCCCATTGTATTGCGCGCTCTTCACCCTGCGTGAAGAAAACAATCGCCAATTTCTTGTTTAATAAGGCAACATCTACCTCAGCCCTCGCTGCGTCGTTAATACCATCTGCACCAATACTCCCTGTAGGCAGCCGTTTAAGTGCGGCTTCACAGTTGTACAAATACACTCCACCCTGCGAGCGCACACTGTTAACAGCTATGCCTCCAAATCTACGTCCTTCACGAACAACCTCTTCCTCATAGTAGCTCTGGAACTTTGTCCTCCATACACTTGTGATATTGGGCTGGACCTGTGAACCCTCGTAATCCACACGTTCATGCAGATCAGCCTTATCCGCAAAAACCTCGTTATCATATCTACCCAACATCTGCAACACATATTGCCAATCAAACATGTCTTCCTGACTCAGGGGGCCTCCAATACATCCTTTCCGTGCTGCGTCCTTCAATACCGCCAGCCGTTTCGCGATACAAGTATGGCAATCATTAAAAATCTCCTCCTTGCATAACTCATCCAAAATAGGGGACACCCCGTAATGACAAACCACGGCCACTGTCGTAACAAAAGTCCCGCCGCCCAAGAAATATGCACCAACAAGCATATCCAGGTAAGGAAGCAAGTCCTTCCTGCCTGACAACCATCGCAAAGCCACCTTGGGGGTTAGTCGCGTACGTTCTTGTAAAATCTTACTTTGGAAAACAACTCCCCGAGTAAGCTCACGAAAACGAGATGCATGGGCACATCCACGCAGCACCAACCTCAAACTCTCCTTAACATCAACTGCCTTGGAATTACATGACTGCACACCTCCTTCGCGTTCACAAGACAAGCAGATGTTCCCACCTACCACGCGCCTACATCCACACTTGCTCATGCTGCTTACCACATCACTCCACTCTGCAGGCTCATCCGGTGCGTGTCCTACATGTTCTAACATCCACCCACGCACCCATTTCCTGACAGCCGCATCCCCGAT